TTGTGTCTTCTTAGCAAGATTATTTACCTTACTCTCAAACATTGATTTTGGAAGTTCGCTAATATCTTGAATAGGGACATTCAGCAGGTTTGCATCAATTCTTTCAGCAATTCGCTCTTCCGCCATCTCAAGAGTGATATAGAGTACGTTCCTGCCCTGTAGCAAGGCGGAACTAGCCACATGACACATAAACAGCGATTTCCCAACACCTGTTCCAGCAAGAGCAATATTGAGAGTCTTATTAGGTAAACCGCCCTTAGTGACCTTGTTAAAGTACTCCAGATCAAACTCAATCTTCTCCTCTTTTCTGTGATAGGATTCATATCTTTTTTCATAGTCTAACAGATAATCGTGTCCTACGTGAGTATCAAAAGATACTGCAAGAGCATCTGATAGAATTGTAGGAATACTATCACGATTTTTCTTTTCATCATCACCATCAGCAATGTGAATAGACTCCATAAGTGCAAGATAGATAGCACGATCACGACACCATTTTTCAGTAGTATCTATTAACCAATTAAACTCTGTAGGAACATCTTCAAGACATTCAATCAAATGAGTAATTTCCTTAAAGGAAGTATCATTGATATCTTTACGCTTTTCTGTTTCAATACAAAGAACTTCTGCTGTTGCAGGTTGATTATACTCCTCAACAAACTTTAAAATCTCCTCAAATACAATTCTCTGATTCGTATCCTCAAAATACTCTGCTTTAATGAAAGGAATAACCTTACGAATATACTCTTCACTATGAAGAAGATTTCGCAAAATTAAAAACTCAACTTTATCCATTCTTAATACTCAAGGATTATTTTCAGATTGTGGAACATCAAACACAAAGGTGATTCTAACCTCATCACCAATATTAACTGTTCCGTGAGGAAGTTTGTTATTGAACCAGAATAGAGTTCCTGGTTCTACTATTATACTCTCATTTCCAACAAAATACTGGTATCTACCTTGTATTGATAAGTGATACCTATCTTTTGTAAGATAATAAGTGCCTTCATCAATATGAGCTCCTACAATTTCATCTATTGGAAGAGCAAGAAATCCACAACGATACATTGTAGGAAAATACTTTCGTAGATATTTTCTAACCTCGCTGTGGTTTTTATATGCAGGAGTTTTGGTACAAATTTCAGTATCTCCAACTTGTTGTCCTGGAGTTTCAATACCTCCAATTACAAGTTGAAGAACATCTACCGAAACAATGTATTGATGAGGATCTTTAAGTTCTACATTATCAAGTCCTTTTTGAGATCCCCAATCTCCTGGATGTTTCTTTAATTGTGCTTGGATTTTTGATACGTCAATATCAGTTTTAACTACACGAATATTGTTCATGCACCATAACTAAATTCGCCTTTAGCAATCACATCAAGTTTTTCCATCACTTCTTCAGTAAAGTATTCTTCAGGATTTGCCAAAATTTGTTTTGCATAGATTTTCTTACCATCCATTTCATAGCGTCCTGCTACATTCTTCCAAAGTCCACCAACTTCACCGAGTTCAAGAAGACCGTAGTATCGATCAAGACCACGTTCATCATAATAAAGACGAACTTCTACTTGCTGATTCTCCTTACTTAAACGAGACTTAGCAGTCTTTGCTTTGATAATATTTCCGATGACTTCTGTTCCGTCTTTCTCTTTTTTCTTTGAGAGGTGAATGATTGTAGAAGCAGCATACTTAAGACCACTACCACCACCCATTTCTTTTGTTGGAACATAAGCGCCGATAACATCATAGGTATGGTTAGTAACAATCATTGGAATTTTTGCTTGACCCAGTTTCAAGGTTAGCATACGAAATGCACCTTTAATCAGTTGGGATTTAGTCATATCCCTAACTTCCTTATCATTCAGAGCATCATTAATCTCTTTACTGGTTGAAAGCATACCCAGAGAGTCTAGCACAAACATACAAGGATTGCGTTCACCTTCTGGTTTCTTCAAGTAAAGGTCAACTGCTTTCAGTGCCTTACCACGAAACTCTTCAACTGTAACAACATTGACCACCACGACTCTAGTTGTGTCGATGCCTCTGCTCTCCAGTAAGGATCTGGTGATTGCAGCTTCAGTATCAAAATACAGGCAGTATCCAGTAGAATTATTATCAAGAAAATTCTTGACCACTGCCAAACTAAAGAAAGTTTTTCCTGTAGAACTTTCACCTGCAATTGCAGTGATTTTGTTACCAGATACACCACCAAAGATACTCCCAGATACAAGAGCGTTAAAAATGTAGCTGCCAGTATCCACATACGTTTCAGTCTCGTCAATATCTGCTGCAAGTTGTGTGTATTCTCCACCAATTTCTTTTACAATATCTTTTAAAAAGTCCATCAGGAAAAAAATAAATCAAGGTTTACAGTTTTTTCTACGTTCCACCCAATCGCATCAAGAATAATCTTGAGTGGTTCTAGAAATGCCTTTTCAAATTGTAAGTCATAGTCAATGTATTTGTCAAGGTTGAGTTCCTTTGGAAACTCTTGAATGAAAGAAATAATATTCTCGTGAATAATATTTGGTTTCTTCAAATAAACAAATTTGACTTTCTCACCATTCTGAATAAGTGAATATTTATTTGTTAGTTTTGCCTCCTTAATATAATGATTAAAGAGAAGTGCTCCACGAACATGAATAGGTGTTCCCTTTGCATAGATTGATGCTGACGATTTGTATTTGTTTACATCAGAAGCAGAACGTGGGAATGAGATTTGTTCTGGAGGAAGTTGTTTAAACTCTTTGCGGGCATTATCAATAAACGCAATTACATCTTCTTCAGTTCCATTCATCATTAGTTTGAGAGCATCCTTAATCATCTTACGACAAGGTGCAGGAGTAGAAGATTTAACTGCTTCAATACCCATCATCTTGAGTTTGGGTTCTGTATATGCCACTCCTTCACTATTCCATACGTTCAGAATATAACGCTTCTTGGCAGTCCAAATACCACGGTCGGCAATATTCTCCCGCTTCATCTGCATCTTCTGATCGTAAGCATTCACATAATCTGCCAATTCTTGGTAAGCACCTTCAATATACTTCTCAAGTTCCAACGAAGCGACCTTATCAAGGAACGACACAATGCTTTCAGTAGTTTTCTCTCTTCCCTTGAATACAGTTTCGACCACAGGGCCCATATTAAGATAAATGGAGTCAGTATCAGAAGCAATAACATAATCTACATCCTCTGTTTTAAGAAGTTTATTGATATAGGCATTCATCTTAGCCTCAATCCAGCGAATAGAAACCTGTCCTGAAAGAGTGATTGCCTCAGCATTTGCCAACTTGTAATAACGGAAATACTGGTTACCGATAGCACCATAAGCAGAGTTAAGAGAAATCTTCTTTGCCATTTGGATATTATTGCAACGAGCAATTTCTTTTTCCAACTCTTTGGATTTCTTCTTCTCATATGCTTTCTTTGCCTCAATCATCTTCTTCTTGAAGATGACTCGCTCATTATACATCTTCTCCATCAACTCTGGAAGAATTCCCCGAACATCTTTACGGAACATTGCACCGTTCGCACAAACGGCATAGTCCTTGTATCCGTCAAAGTTAAGTTCTTGATTGAGAATTCTATCCACAGTTGCAGTAGGATGACGTTCATCCATCAAAGTTTCTGGGGAGATATTATATTGCATAATCAAGTGAGGATACAATGAGTTAAGGTCAAAGTTCACCACCCAATCATACTTACCAGGAATTGGTTCCTTTACATAAGCGCCAGCATACTTCTCATTCTTTTGAGACTTGTTCTTTGGAGGAATTACAATATTCCGTTTCTTGAGATAGTTGTAGATAATCGTATCCCACATACGAACCTGATAGAACACGTCAACATAATTTACTTTGGCATCATAAGCCATCGTAAGTGCAAGTTCAATCAGTTTCATCTTGTCTTCCAAGCGGTCAACAAGTTCTACGTCAACGATGTTATATTCAATAAACTTCTGCCAACCTTTGGTATAGAAGTCTTTGAATGTATTAAACTCAGAGTGGTCCAGTTTCTTCTGCCCAAGTTCTACCTCGGCAATATAATCCAGACGATATGATTCCTGTGCTTTATAAGTAAACTTCTTATAAAGATTGAGGTAATCAAGTTGAGTCACTCCACCCACATCAAATGTCGTGTGCTTACGGCCGTTGATATAAGTCTCACCTTCAGTTACAAGTCCCCAAAGAGAAAGACGCTTCATCAACTTCTCACCAAGAACACGATTGAGGCGCTTAGCAATATAAGGAATATCATACAACTCAAGGTTCCAACCAGTAACAACTTCTGGAGTATTTTGCATCCAGTAGTTGATAAAGGAATTCAGCAGTGCATGTTCGGATGCACAAAGATGATACGTTACGTCCTTACGAACATTATTAAAGGGTTTAACGCCCCAAGTAATAATCTTCTTGGTCGTATAATCCTGAATACTGATTGCAAGAATTTCCTCAACGCAAGATTCCACATCAGGGAATCCTTGTTCGGACGCAACCTCAATATCCAAAGTTATAAGTTTGATTTTACTAATATCAAACTTGATTTCATCCTCTGGATACTTTTCAGAAATATATTGATAGATGTATCTATCATTTCCATAGATTTCAAATCCATCTACAGAATCATACTTCTTATAAAACTCTCTGCAATCACGAACGTATCCTGGTTGAATAGGTTCTACTGATTCTCCACTTAATGTCTTATATTTGGATTCTTTTTTAGATTTTACAAAGAGAGTGGGAATAAACTCATCTCTTGTCTCAAAACTTTTACCATTCTCATAACCACGAACTAAAAACTGATTTCCAATCAACTGAACATTAGTGTAAAAGCGCATTATTTAATCAAGCCCTCATATTTTTCAATAAGTGTTGGTTTGGGGTCTGCAAGAGTTAACATCTTATCAGAACTCATCATAAAAGTATTTTGACTTGTAACATCAATTAACCAAGGAGATAATGTATTGTCATCATTAAAAACAAATGGTTCAATTAACTTACAATCTGGTTCGCCAATATCGGCACCAATTTCTTCAATCTGACTGATTAGAATCTGTTGATTCATCAGTACTATTACTTTGATTATCTTTTCCATAATTGATTACATCTTCAGTGTACATTTCAGTAAGTTTAGCAACAGGTTCTACAATAGTTACAACCCAATCTGCAGGAACAGGAATTACTTTATCAGCAGACAAAGGCATCCAAGGATAAAGAGAAACCTCAAATGCTGCTTTTTTCTGCTCTTCAGTATTTTGTTCAGGAAGAACATTTGGATGTCGCATTTTTACAATGCAAGGTCTATTAAGAAGATATCCAATTACTCTTCTCTCATCCCCTTCCCCCGCAACCATTTCCTGAGCGTCTGCAATTAAATCTTCACCAGACTTAAGTAGCAAAAGTTTAATAGTCATTTTTACTCCATACCTCTTAGTATTATAGCAAGAAAAAAGAGGGGCGTCAACTGGTTTTGGCCAGTTCCCCTCTGCGGCAACAATAGTTGTGAGTAGCCCACTACTATTTATTTGAGTTCATAGACTTTCTTCTTCTGATGTTCTGGAATAACTCTATTTAATTTAATAGTGAGCAATCCATCAACAAAGGCAACATCCTTAACTTCTACATCATCAGATAAGGTCCAGGTGCGCGTGAATGCTCTCTTAGCAAGTCCTTGGTGTAAGTATTCCTCACCAACATCATCAGATTTCTTTGCTTCTACAAAAAGTTTATTCCATTCTGTAGTAACTTCAATTTCCTCTCGCTTAAATCCAGCAAGAGCAATTTCCAATCTAAAAGTAACACTATCTTCTTTTACAAGATTGTATGGTGGATAGTTTGTGTGCGTCTCAAACGCAGTATCAAACCTCTTAAACCATTCATCCATTCCAATACTGTTTTTTTGAATATCTAACAAATACTTTGCAGTGTCTGGCACTGAAAGTGTAAGTGAATTTGTTCCGAACATAATAGACCTCCTTAAAGCGTCTTAGTAGTGATTGGACCCTTTCGGCATCCACTACTAATTATAAGAGATCATAAAAAAAGCGGGATGTTGTTTCCCGCTCCTTTTTATTCGGTTTCCTGGGTCTTACCCTTTTTACCAATATTATACTTCTGCTCCAAAATCCAATCACCCTTGTCTTTATATGCAAGAACTTTGATTTGATTGAGTGGGGCAATATCAGTTACTGAGTCTTCTTTTACGATAGCAATCAGTCCCCAATCAGCAAGCAAACGAACAATACGATTGCGGCGTTGAACATCATTTACTGTTAGATTTGCGTGTTTGCCGTCAAGGGCAAACAGTTCCTTAAAGTGAACGATGTAGTACCTACCCTGCTTATGCAGAATATGGCAGGACTGATAGAGTTTCTTTTCCTTACGTGACGCAACTCCAATACGGGTTAAAGTCTCACGGACTTTTAGAAAGTCGTCGGGTTCATTAAGAATCACCTCTACCATTTGGTCCTGAGACCAATGGACTACAGGTTCTACTGTTTGTTGGCCAGTAGTCATTTTTTTCCTCCAATTTCAAGTCGTTGTTTAATAAAATTAATTTGGTCTTTTGATAAGATTTTCAGAGCTTGAGATGCTTTTTCATTACTATAACCATAGTATTGTTTAACACATTCTAAGTCTGTGACTTTATCCTTACGGAGCCAGGGAGAAAATCTCTTCTTTTTCCTTAGACTATTTAGATAAAAAGAATATTGCATATCTTTATCCAAGAAATGATGCTTATTCATCTCATTTGCAAAGAGAATGCAGTCAATATGTCCAGACAAACAACGATTGATAATAAAGGGAGCATACTCCTTTTTTACTGACGGATCTTCCATCAGATTTTCTTTGGTGAAATTAATCGAGTTTAACCAATCCTTCAATTCCATAATTAAAAAGTAATAGTTCTTTTCGTGTTTTTTGCTCACGCATATATTCACCAACTGAACGCATTGTGTAAGTTAGATCAAACTCTGCTGCTTTCCAATTAGTAAAACGGTCCTTTACCAGTTGACCTGAATTATAACTCACTAATTGATCCATATCATTAGCATCGCAATCAGCAGCAAACTTATCGTGATCAAATCCTTTGTGCATTGATCCTTTGCGTCCATAGAGATTATCCTTAATATCATAAGGAGGATCAAGATACATAAACGCATCTTTGTTTCCATCCATCAGATAATCGTAAGAGTAATTAGTTATACGCCACTTCTCAATAAGTTTAGAATACTCTGGCAGTTTTTCAATACCACGCATAGAAAAGTTACCATTGGAAGCTTGTTCCGAAAACGATGAACTCTCCGTAAGACCACTGAAAGAACATTTATTTACAACATAAAAAACAGCAGCACGATCAAGACTGGACAAAGTTTGATCATTAATCTTTTGCTTACTTGCAAGGAATAACTCTTTGGCAGATTCTGGATTACTATGTGTTGATTTAAGATCCGCAAGTTTATCTTTAAGATCAACACCAAACATCTGGAGTTGTTGCCAGAAATTTACCAGCGGTTCATAAAGGTCATTCACCCAAATATCCAAGTTAGGATACTTCTTTGTAATGTGAATTGCAACACTTCCACCACCAAGGAATGGTTCCCGAAACTCATCATAGTCTCTTAGGTCTGGAAAGTATGGATCCATCTTGACGCAAGCACGGGACTTGCCACCAGGGTAGCGTAATGGAGTTTTAAGAGATTTCATTTAAACTCACACTCAACCATAATTTCAGTGAGTGCTGCTAAGAGGTTAATTTCCTGGTCAGCCACGAACGCAATCTGGTATTGGTACTTAGCAATAACAAGAACGGCAGCGGGGATAGATGAGGGTGAAAGACTATCATAGCAGGCGTCATATACCCTGCGAAGAATGACAGAAGAATCGTTGTCCAAGTTGGAGACCACCCACTTTCGGACTTCAGAAAAGTTCTTATCTTTGAGATGCTTGATAAGTTCATTTACTGAGATGTCTGAGAAAGATGCAAGAATTGCTGAGTCGATCTTTCCTCCTGCAGAATAACGTTGGCATTCGTTGAGGACGCGACGAAAATCTGGGAAGTGCTTTGATACAAGTTCTGCAAGGACTTTTTGATCATATTCGATGCTCTCCTCATCCAAGATGTTTTGTAGGCGCTTGAAGAAGGATCCTGCCAACTGTGCTTTTTGCTTTCCTTTGATTGTGAAGTCAATAACGGCACATCGGGAGTGCAAGGGTTCGATGATTTTGTTCTTATAGTTACAGGTGAAGATGAATCGGCAGTTGCTATAAAATGCCTCAATATTCGCCCGTAGTAAGAGTTGTACGTCGTTGCCTGTGTTATCAGCTTCATCGATGATGATGACTTTGTGTTTAGAAGATCCCGTAAGCGAGACGGTCGAAGCAAAGTTCTTTGCTTGGTTTCGTACAGTATCCAGGAAACGTCCCTCGTCGGATCCGTTAATGACATAATAATCTGCTCCCAATTCATTACATAATGCTTTTGCGATTGTTGTCTTACCAATTCCAGGAGGACCTGCAAGAAGAAGATTTGGAATCTCACCCTTCTCTACAAACTCCTTGAATGTTTTTTTAGTATCATCAGGGAGAATACAGTCATCGATTTTACGAGGACGATACTTCTCCACAAAAAGAAATTCACTTGCCATAATTTATTCAAATCCAATCAGGTCGGCGTTGTGGCATACGAAGATAATTAGATGCAACCCAAGGTTTGGATGCAATGTACATCTTGTAAGCAGTAAAAGTGTCAATGCTGTCGTCAAGTTTATACTCATCGGGCATAGCACGGACAAAAGTTTCTACACTGGTTATTTTACCACGGGGAAACAAGTAGAAAGCATCTACAAGTGTTTTATAACAGGAATGAACTTTACCGTAGCGAAGAGTATATTCATCACACAGATTCATCCCGTGCTTGATTAACCAATAGGCATTATGAATAGACTCTGCTGCCCATTTGGTGCAAGGGTGATTGCGGAATGCACCCTTCTCTGTGCTATAAGGAGTGTTGTCTGCCTTGGGAAGGGGTCCGTAGTTGTGATACCACTTGGAGGCAACGATAGAGAGCATCTGGCAGCACTCTAAGGGCATTTTAACTACGTGCTTATCAGGAAGGCAGATAGCACTCTCTGCGGGAAATTCACTTGTTACAAAGATGTTCATCCGAAGGTTGAATCAGGTTCCATTGCAATATAATACTGGACATCATAGGCAGTATTCTTGAATCGTGACAAAAGTTTAGAAGAAATCACAACCTCATAAGAACCAGGAATGATTTTGATATTCTCCACCTTAAAGTTGAAAGTGAATACATCATCAGTCTCGCCAACAATCACAGAGAAGTCATTAGAGGTATCGTTCTTCTTATCACGAACCACAAGTTTAACTACACCTGCTTCTCCAACCACAGACAAATCAGGAAGTTGATATACTGCTGCAGCCTTGAGCAACCTATCAAGTTCTTTAGTGTCAAGAAGGAAGCAAACATCTTCAGAAGGAAGATTGATTGACTTATCAGGGGGGGTTACGATTACGTTAGGATCAGCAAAAAAGTATTTGGAGCGAGACTTGCCTTCTTTAATTACAACGTAACTATCATTTACAAAATCAAGTTCAGCATTTTGATGAAGAGCAAGTCCATTCAGAAATTGATTCAAATCATAGATGCCAAAGTCCTTAGGCAGTTCTTCTTCAATCGTTGCTTCAGCAAGAATGTTCTTCATCACAGAAATAGTGCGAAGAGAATTACCTTCCTTAAACAGGATAGATTGATTGATACCAGAGAAGTTCTTTAGCAGTGTCAGAGTTTTATCAGAAAGTTTCATAATAATCAGCGTGAGAATTCAGTAAGTCCATTATCTTTGCGGGTATAATGTCCGTCAAAGTGAAGCAGTAGCATAGCATAGTGAATGACTTTCAGCAAATCACGCTTGTTACGTCCATCCTTATCACCATAACGTGAACCATATTTCAGGATATTTGCTTGACAGAAACCTGCAGCAAGTTTCTTTGCTGCCATCAAATCAATAGTTTGAATGTCAGCATAACCATCTTCATCGCCGCAGTAATGTCCATGATAGGTACTGGTTACATAATCCTCAACTTCTTTGAGGATTTTATCTTCGTTGTATTTCCAGAAATGATTTTTAGAAGTAGAACTAACCTCAAATTTAGGTTCGGATTTGATAGTAAAAGTACTTGGTGCATTGAGAACAAGATGATCTGGGGCAGCATAAGGATTACCAGTCAAACTAATACCATCATCCTCCCAAAATTCTTGATTTGGAAGAGGTAGTTCAAAATCATCATACATTCCACCAGGAAGATTAGATCCAAGGAAAGTGATGCTATCGTTTTTATCAGGAATTTCAGACATTTTAAATTATAGTAAAGGACAAAAAGAGGAGGCACATTAACCTCCTCATATTCTATCAGTTTGCTTGCTGTTCGTCAACAGGAAGTTCAAAATCAACATCAACTTTGTCATACAGTTCCAAGAATGCTTGCTTGGTTTCATCATCAAAACGATTCACACAAACTTGAATAGCCTTTGCTTTATCTTGAAAGATACTATAGGCACGAATGATATGAACAAGGCGACGAGTGGAAATGATTTCCTCAATACCACCATCATAAAAAGTTTTACGAATGATATCGCCCCAATCAACAAGACGCTTGCAGAACTCACGATCTTCCACACCAAGATCCAAAGCAACACCCTCCAGAATTCTTTGCTCCACCACTGGAGCAGGATAGGATTGCTCAAACGTCACAGGAAAACGCTCCAAGAATGCTTCGTTCAGAACATTCGTACCGATAAAGCGTCCATCCTCAGAACCTTTACCCTTGGTGTTTGCAGTAGCAACCACATTAAATCCAGCAGCAGGTTTGACAAACTTACCAATCTTCTTCAAGAACACACCCTTACCTTCCAGAACAGATTGAAGACACAAAATTTTATTAGATGCCAAATCAATCTCATCCAGAAGCAGAATGGCACCACGCTCAAGTGCTTCAATCACAGGGCCGTTGTGCCAAGCAGTCTCACCGTTCACCAAACGAAATCCGCCAATCAAATCATCCTCATCAGTCTCAATAGTGATGTTGACGCGAATTAATTCACGCTTCAGTTGAGAACAAGCTTGCTCCACACTGAACGTTTTGCCATTACCCGAAAGACCCGTAATGAACGTAGGATAAAAAAGATTGGACTGAATAATTTTTTTAATATCGTTAAAATTACCAAACTTGACAAAGGTATCATCTTTTTCTGGAACAAGATTTTGAATCACTGTAGGAAGAACAGCGGGAGAATTAAAACTACGCTCAATCTCTTGAACGTTTTCGCGGGTAACTTCTAAATTCCATTTACCACGTTGAACTTTATATTCATCAAGTTTATTGGTTACCGTTTGATAATTAGAACCATTCAAAGCACACCATGCTTTAATTTCAGCAGAATTAACTTCAACACCATAAAGTGCCTTAAGAGAAGAGACGATGTAATCGGTGCTCATTTTGGTGCGGGTCATGAAAGTGGTTTGTTTCAACTGTAGTCATTATAAAGCAAAAAGGGGGGTCAAAACCCCCCCATGTGCCAGTTACTAAAGTGTCCCCTTCAACTTTTGAAAGTATTCCTCAGAGGCAATACTACCTTTATATCCAGGATAGTATTTGCTTACTACTGCAGGAATACCCATAGCAGTGACTGAACTACTACACCTAACCCATACAGTTTTACTTTCTTCATCCACCAAATGTGGAAGTCCCATCATTTTACTCACAATTAATCACCATATGTAAATGTTTTATTTTTGACTTTAGTATCAAATTCTCCCGTTTTACCAGGATTCATTTTACCAACTTTAACATTCTTACCCTTTCCAGGCCAAGATGTTTTAGAAGTTCCTGTAAGTTGTGCTGAACCACCAGGTTTTTTCTTTACAAGAACAGAGTCTTGATCGTACTTTGCTCCAAGTTTTGTAATTGCTTTTTTAAATTTTCTCTTACCCATTTTACCAGAAGAAACAACGTGAGATTTCTCTCCTACTTTTTTCTCCTGTGAGGTTCCTGGATTTTCAGTATATCTTCCAGAAACTTTAGTAGGCCCTGGCAACCCAGCACCTCTAATATCCTTTTCAAGTTGACCGGATCTTGCCTTATTTTCTTTCTTTGATTTGTCCCCTCTTTGAGCAGACAAAATTGCCATGCCACCTTTATCAGATTTTGACTTTATTCTATTCAAAGAGGTTTCTTGAATAGAAGAACATTCTAACATAAATTGCTGAAAACTCTTCATTTTACCTATACTTTTTTTTAAGTATTTATTCAAGCAACCAGTTCAATAAACTCGCCAAGAACTTTCTTATTCATCTTTTTGGATTTAAGAGATTTTACAAATGCAGTTTTAATTTGTGCTTTAGAGGCATCATCAGCAACATCAAACTCTGCCTCCTGAGAAAGTGCAGAAGAAGAAAGTCCAAAGTATGCATCATATCCAGAATTGGTGATTGTAAAACTCTTTACTTTCTTCCAATCAGTTTGAATTTTGTCATACTGTTTGTCAGCAGTAGAATGATAAAGGCCGATGAAACGATTTACATCACGTCCAGCAAGAACACGAATACCAATAAAGTTCACTGTTGGAAACTTATCCTTAAGATTATGAAGAAGAACATCAGTATAGTGATGATACCCATAATCAAACTTATAGGTGGTTCCAAGTTTCCTATCCCGAAGAAAAGTATTACCTGGATTTAGACCACGACATCCAATATAAGGATCTTTATCCCAGGCCCTCTTTACTTCCAAGTGATAAGGAAGATGATTTGCCTCACCATCAGTTAGAATTACACACTGAACTTTTTGAAGTTTATTTTGCTTTTGAAACTGTGGAAGAATTTGATGTAGAGCAACCAAACTTTCATTCAAAGGAGTTCCAGAAAGGCACAGACGATTTGGATATGTATATTTGCAGTAATAGGTATTATCAAAGCAAACAGCAAGTCGCCAGATATTTAACATTTGATGCTCCAGTTCCTTACCATTTACTTTGCTTGTAAACAAATTCATCAAGGAGAAATCACTCTCTACACAAACAAGCCCAACTTTCCTTTCATAATGAGATTCGGGAAGAGTTGCGTTATTATAACTGGGACGTAACCATTCGTTTGTAAAGGCATAAACTTCAAAAGGAATATTAACCTTTTTACAGAACCAAATCAAATTAAAGAGTTGCTTGCAAGTATCCGAAAGAACATTCTGCATAGAACCGCTCCAATCCAGAATAAAAATCAAACCATGATTTTTGCCGTCAGGAATTACACTGACTTTCTTAAACAAGTCCTCATTAAACTTATAAGTATGAAGACGAGCCGTATCAAGAACACCTGTGCGAGCAGTTGTGGCACGGGCATAACTATCTGCTGCTTTACGGCACTCAAACTCTTTTACCAGATAATTGACTTCCTTCTGTGCAGATGTTTTGAATTTCTTAAACCCAGCATCTGCTTCTACAAATAACTCCTTGTCTAAAACTTCTGCTGCATCCTTTCCATAATTTTCTTTATTAAACTCATAGTTGCGCTGTCTTTGCTCTGCAAAAGATTCATCAATTACTTTATGAACTTCAGAGTTCTTACCGATTACAGATTCCAGATTGAGTTTAGGAATTTCGATGTAATTATTTTCAGCACCATTATTATTCACCAAGTCTTTGATTTTTTCACGCAGAGCTTCATCAGTGCGAACTTCAGGTTCAGTATCTTGCTCTGTCTCCGATGAAATAGAGGTTTGATCACCACCAGCAGTTCCACCATAACTACCAGATTCTTCCTTATCAGGTTCACCATCTTCTGATTTTTCAGATTCTTGCTTCTCTACTTGCTCACCAGAATTAGAACCTTGTAAGGTTTCCTGAGAATCAAGGTTATTATCTTTTTGATCTTGCTCCTTTTCTTTCTTACAATATTTGTAAAGAACTTCTGCTACTAATAGAACATCATCAAAGTTATCGCAGCCATCAATCATACGAATGATTGCTTCTTCTTCCTCAGTAAATTTGATATCAATAAAGTTTCCAACCTTGAAATAAAGATTAGCACGATCCGCAAGATTGAAGGTGGAAACGTCTTCATCTTCAAGTTGAAAGAAATCTTCATCTTTCAGTTCCCTATAACCATTAAAGAATGTCTTTGCAAGTCCACCATATTTACGCTTCATCAGTTTCTCAATCCGTGCATCCTCAACCACATTGATAAACTGTTGAGGAACTTTGCACTTCAAAGTCCAATCCTCATCAGGAGTGAAGAGAGCATGGCCAACTTCGTGTCCCACCAGCAAGTCATATACGGTGTTGCTTGCCTTTTCCCACAGAGGTAGCGTCAGAACACGAGTATGAACGTTGAAGCAAGCAGTGGAGACCTTCTTGTGCTCCACTACAAGATCCTCAGTAGCAAGCAGACGAGCAAGTTGGGATTTGATTTCGTGATTGACTGCCATCGGTTTTGTTTCTTATTTACCCATAATACGACGAAACCTCCTGGTTAGGGAGGTTCATGTGCCGCTTTTTAAACTGGGCCAACCGTTTCTTTGCTTGACGCAGTGCTTGTGGTTTGAGATGGCGTTTCTGCTCCTTCTTGGAGTGATGCTGCCAGTTTGGAACTTTCATGGTTCTTTGGTGTATCAGGGTATCATACGGGAAAAACCTTTGACTTTCTCAAATCTTATGACACTTTCAAATTTGTCCTCTAAACCAGTCTTATGTGAAATTACAAATATATTAGCATCTCTTATGACATAACGAATAATCTTGAGAAACTCTTCTGTTCCAAATCCATCAAGAGAACTATCAAACACCTCATCCATAATCAATAGATTTGTATTGACTGAGTTCTTGAACCTTGCAACTTCTCTCCAAGTAAAGAGAAGTGCTAAATCAATTCTCATTTTTTCTCCTTCACTAAAAGAAGCATAGGAGAAGTCTTCGTGAATTGGTGACTGAACGGTTTCGTTAAATTCCTCATCAAGAGTGAAGTTAATATAGAAATCCATCATCTGAAGATAACGATTAACTTGCTGATTTATCAGCGGCAAATACTTCTTAATGATTTTGGATTTTACTCCACCGTCTTTCAGTAAACTATACGTGAAATCGTAATAGTTGATTGAGTCTTTTTTAGTGGCTAGATCTTCGTATGTATTTTGGAGATTGTCTCTAAATTGTTCTAACTTTTCATGTTCAGTATTTCTGTTTTCAAGTTGGTTGGTAATAGTTTGAATTTCAGATTCAAGATTTCTGATTTGTCTCTGACATCCAGAAATCTTAATATTATTTTGTGAAATGCCATTCGTTAGTTTTGAAATCTCCTTGGAAAGATTAAGGAATTGACGCTCGCGCTCTTCTTCCTCTTTAATTGCCTCCTCCAGTTCTCTATAACCAGATTGCAACTCTTTTGCTTTAGATTGAGCGTCGTTAATCCTATTTATCCTAAAGTCCTCACCAATCTCCTGTGTACAGGTGGGACAAACCGTATTCTCCGTAAAGAACTTATGCTCTTTAGTAATCGTAGATACTTTCTGAGAAATTTTACCTTTCAGGTTTCCTAACTTTTTTAGTTTATCAGCATAACCAGTTATCTGATCTTGTTCCTGAATATACTTGCGAAGAGGTTCTTCTAAAGATGCATTGTCATTCATCAGAAGTCCAGACTCTTCAGCCAGAGACATGATTGAGATTTCTTTATCTTTAATATTTTCCTTTCCACGATTTTCCAGTTCTTCAATGAACTCTTTTTGCATTTGAACCTTATCATTCAAAGACTCTTTTTTAAGTTCAAGAGTTTTGACTTCATCACGAATTTGACGAATCTTATCTTTAATGATTGTATTCATGGAGGAGAAGATTTTAATGTCCAACAAGTCCTCAATCACTTCTCTACGATGAGCCGCAGGAAGTTGCATGAATGGAACGAAAGTACTTGAACCAAGAATTACAATCTGAGTAAAGGACTTATAGTTCATTTTAAGAACTGTTTGCTCCAACCACTTCTGTTGATCTATTGCTGCAGAAGATTGATCTAAAAGAGTACCATTACGATAAATCTCAAAGATTGCTGGTTTAATTCCCCTTACAACTTTCCACTCAATTTTTCCTATAGAAAACTCAACCTCTACTCTACAGTCCTTTTCATTAACTGTATTGATGAGTTGTGGCTTATTAATTTTGCGAAATGGTTTTCCAAATAGTGAAAAAGTAAGAGCATCCAATACTGTACTCTTACCAGCACCATTTGTACCAATAATCAAATTGGTAGCATTTAAGGTAAAATCAAGTTCTGTTTCATGTTGTCCGGTGGAAAGAAAATTGCGCCACCTAATTTTTTTAAAGATAAGCATTGATATATGAAATCATATTGTAAAGGATTTTTGTGTCCTCTTTTACCAAACCAAGAGATGTGTTGCAAGAACGACACAATAATGATCTAATCTCACCAGTAGTGTGATTATGATCTATCTGCGGAGGATCCATTTTACACTCACATATTTTGCACTTACTATTCTGCTCCAATATCATAGCAGAAAATTCTTCAGTAGTCAATCCAAAACTATTTTTTAACCTATATTTAAGTCTCCATTCAAAATTATTGCAAGGATTTTTTTTACGTCGTTGAACTTTTATTTCATCTTCAAGTTCATGGTATTTTTTTCTTTGTTCTTTACGAAGACAATCCTTACACTTTGATTTGTAACAAGTGGTTTTTCTAATATATCCATCAGTTCCCACTTTTCCAGGTTTTTGTGCTATATGGAAATCTGTAAGTGGTTTTTCATTTTTACAAGATTTGCAAATTTTCATAGTAGAAAAATTTTTAATTATTTATAATTTTTCTACAGTCAAATAAAATCATGATCAGTGGGAGGAATTACAATGTCATCTGGAGTAATAACTGTATATTGATATCCGTGCATTTCACAAGTCTTTAACATTACCTTGTCTTCAATTTCGATGACATGCATTTCTGGATAGCCATCTTCTTCTAACATCATAGCATATCTTACGGCATCATCCTCTTCTTCAAAAAGATAAAGAATTTGATCTCCTTCATCATCAGTGACTGAATATGCTCCTTCCTTTTCTTTTCCGTTGATGGTTAGAATAAACATTTTAAACTAATTCACAAGCCTCTTGATAAACCTCCTGCAACAATTTTTGAACAATTGTTTTATCAAGATTTACTTCTGCCTCCTCAATATATCTATTCAGGATGGACATCGTATCTTCGGAATCAAATGCTTCAAAATCTTCAGACTCTTGAATTTGAAAATTTTCAACAATTTTAAGTTCTGATACATTTGCAGAATAAAGTTTATCAATGAACTTTTCAAATTGCTTGGTATCTGATTTTTTACGAACAATTACTTTTACAATTTTATTCTCATATTCGGATGCATCAAACATTTGATGAGGAGTGTCCTCATAGTAAATGTTATAGAACAACCGATGGGGATTATCAATTGGCGTATGTTCTAAAGTTTCAGTATCAAAGATAGTAAAACCGCGAGGGTCATTTACATCGTTCCAAAACATCTCATACGGATTGCCCAGATAGAAGACAGTTCCATTATCAGAACGAGTGTGGTAATGCCCAGAAAATACCTTTGTGAAGTTCTTAAAAATATTTGCTTCCAATCCATGCTCCATTACCACAGAACGATTTACATTAAAACCTTGAAGTTCAAGGTGTCCCATCGCAATTTTAGACTTAGTATTTTTAATTGCTTTAAGTGATTGTTCTTCATTTTCCATACAAATCCAAGGAATAAGAAGCACATTCAAATTACCAACTTTAATTTCAGTTGGAGAAGAATACGTCTTTACATTTGGATAAGACTGAAGTAGAAGATTTGGCGAATTTACATTGTTAGTATTTTTATAGTAACAATCATGATTACCAGTAATCAAATGAACGTCATATTTGGAAAGAGGTTCAAATACAACTCTCTTTGCCCACTCAAAACTTTGATAATCTATTGATTTGCGGCTATCAAAAGCATCCCCCATGTGTATGACTGTGGTAATCCCGTACTGTTCCAGCGTCGGGAAAAACACATTCTTATAGAAGAGTTCAAAATAGTCCTGAAAAAGTTTAGAACCTTTTCTGGCACCATAATGAGTATCCGTAATGATAGCAACTTTCATCAGTAACGAAGTTT